GTATTTTCTAAGATAACACCCATAGTTGAGCGGCGAGTGCCCTTTAAGCCTTCTAACAGAGCTTCCTTGGTCTCGTCCCAACGGCTTTCTAATAGAACTTTTGACATTTATATTTCTCCTAATCTATGTCTTTTTAATTAAAGCCCTGCCAGACGCTTGAGGTCAATAACATTATTGTTATCTACGACTTCAACTTCTTGTTTGGCAGATTTATCACCAGTTACTTCTGAAATACGTGATTCTGTAATAGCCTGTTTAACAGGTTTCTTATCAGCGCCAGTATTCAAAACTGCTGGTAGATACTTGTCGAAAGTAGCTTGCAATTTACTTGTTTGCACACTTTCTAGTAAGCTTTGCATTGTCTTTGCTTTTTCTTCGTTTAAAGATCCAAGCAAATCACCCATCAACTTTTCACGTTGATTAGATTCTTTGATAATGCGTACTTCACGTTCTTTTGACTCTACTAATTTCTTAGTATTGTCGATTTCTTTTTGTGATTCGGCTAGTTGTTGCTCTTTTTCAGCTAATGCTTGCATTAGCTTGCGTGTCTCTTGCTTCTCACTTAAGTGAGTAACACTAAACTCGCTAGCAAAAGATTCAAATATACGACGACCAAAGTTATTTTCTTTAGCAACCTTAATATCTTCTTTCAACTGGCTCATTTCACCCTTTAACTGACCTGCTACAGCGGCAGACAATTTCTTAGCACTTTCAGCCACAAAGCGTGACTTCAATGCTTCTAATTGTTTACGACCTTCTGCAACTAACTTAACCTTAGCTTCAACAACTGCTTGTTTGTCTGTAGCGAATTCTTTAATTTCGCGGGCTAAAGCATGAACAATAAATTGCTCTAACTTTTGCTGACTTTCTTTAGCAATTATACGGTCAGAACGCAATTCTTTAATTTCTTCGGCTAGTTTAGTAACCATGAAGTTATTGAATTTTGTTGCTGATTCATGTAATTTTTGTTGTGCTTTTACGCGGTCTTCGTTCATTGCAGCCTTCTCAGAGCGAAATTCTTCAATTTCTTCTGATAAGCTGTCTGTAACCATCTTGTCAAGGGCTTCAACCATCACGATTCTGTCATGTTCATAACGTTGTGCGAATTCCTCGCGGAGTTCTGCACGAACTTGTTCGCGGGCTTCCATCAACTTTGATTCCCATGCTTCATTTAACTGAGCACCGATATCATCATTGATAAGTCCACTTTCAAGTAATGGCTTGATAGCATCAAACATGCTGTTTCCCCTTTATTTGATTTTGAGATCCTTGATGAGGCGCATTACTTCCTCACGCAAGTACTTCTCTACTTTTTTGTCGCCTTGAACGTCTTTTGCAATATCCAACAACTTATGACCATGCTTCATATTCATCATGCCTTCATAAATTGCTTTAGGGTACGCATTGGGTGCGCTTGGTTGGGCAACAATATCCACAGTGACTATTTCAAAGTCACTCACTTTGCCATCATAGTCATTCACGTTTCCGCTACCACGACTAGATACGCCTAGTTTAACACCCGAATCCAACATAGTAGCAACTAATTGCCCCATTGGAGTCGGTAAAATCTTTAATTTGCCGAAGCCGTTAGCTCCGTCCATCCACATACTAGTAATCATATGTGATACACGGTCTAAGTTAATCTTTAAATCATCTGGATGGTCAACTTCTCCTAATACGGAATGACCAGTAGCAATCTGCTCGTTTAGAGTTTGTACAGCAGTTTCAATTTCGGAAACAGGGTAAATACGCTCATTAGCGTTCTTTACCCCGCCCTGGATAAAAATCCCCTTCATATAAAGAGACTTTTTACTGCCTTCACCTTCGCTTTCAACCACGATATTAGCGCGGTCAAATGAGAGGTGCTCTTTGAGATACAAAGCCATTGCTCTCAGATTCCTTAGATACGCTTCTTAGCAGTCTTACGTGACTCAGCTACTGGGCTACGTACTTTACCTGCTTCATCTTTTGTTACTGGCTTTGGTGCAGACTCTAAATCAGCGTTGTTTTGCGCTGGTGCATTTTTCCAGTTGTTAGCATCTTTTACAGATGTTTCACCTTTAGAATATGCATTGCTTGCACCTTTTGGTCCTGTTGGAACTGTTTCGCTAGCACCAGAGAATTTAACTGGCTTGCTGTCCATTCCAGCTTGACCGCTGTTTACTAGACTTGGGCTCTTTGTTTGAACACCATTGTCACCGTGTGTAACAGAAACTTTCTTCAATGTGATAGCTTCCATAACTTCTTCGTCTGCATCACCGAAGTCTGCATCAGCATCATCCATTTCGTCGTCGCCGGCTGCAAAGTCTGCATCAGCATCAACTTCAGCATCATCACCTGCCATGATATCTTCGAATTCAGCCATTAGTTGATCTAACTTGTCTTCCAAATCAACAACACGGTCTTCTAAACCTTCTTCTTCACCACCAAATTCATCATCTTCACCATCTTCGATGTCAACGACTTCATCTTCTTCTGAATCAAATTCTAGGTCGTCATCTTCACCTTCAGACATACCTTCTTCTTCGACACCGATCTCGTCTAGTAGATCACCTACTTGACCGCCCATGCCTTCTGACATTTCTTCGTCCATCATTGATTCATAAATCTCGCGGCTTTTCTCAACTACGATATCGTGAAATAATGCACGTGCTTGTTCTTCGTTCTCATTGATAATCAAATCAATAAGTGTTTCAAATTTTTTGTTATCCATTGTTTGTCTCCTGAAATAGAATGGCTTTGTAGAATTATTTATAGCCTATATAGGAAAACAGCACAATAAGTGCTGTTTTTTTGCGTTTTTGCATAGAATAACTATTTGTTGTGGCATTTAGCCATTATATTGTCGGGGTTGCACCTTCTGCTTTAGGTCCATACTGTTGATGAACCTTCTTCAAATAATTAACTTTCTCATAATTTCTTACATCATTCATCTTACGCAATTTACGAATCTGCTTTAATGTAAGCTTTGTTTTACGGCTCTCACGCCATTTAGGACTACTCTGGTCTGCTTCTACATCCTGATAGCCATCTGGTGCCGGGTTAAACATTTCAAATAATTTCATACAATTATTTATCTAATTACATTCCATTACCGCCGGGGGCTGGCATATTTTGACCTGGTGCGGCTGTTCCTGGTTGTTGTACTTGTCCGGCAGCCTCTAAATCAGTATCCATTGGCATTTCTTCTGCATTAGTAGCTTCTTCGCCAGTCTGTATATCTGTCTCAATATCACCTGAACTAATACCAATACTACGCAAATCTTTGCCTTCCGGTGCGACGTCGATCTCTTTATCGTTTTCTTCACGCCACATTCTTTCGTTCTTATTAATTTCTTCTTCACTAAGACCTAAGAAGCGTTCTAACATAAAGCGTTTACTCATGTATGGATATTGTTCAACTGATGTAAATGTTGCAACTCGTGCTGTATCTAACTCTGTTTGACGATATGCCGCAAAGTTTTGCGGAGGATTAAACTCTAATTCAAATAGACCAGAGTCAATATTCAATCCTCTCCAACGCAAGAATAACTTAAATTCTTCATCAAGCTTACGACAGATATAGTTCTGTAGTCGTTCGCAATATTGATTGAAACGGAACTCTTGAATCATCGCTGTACCAACACGACCATCACTCAATGGGGTTGTATTATCATCAGGGCCAGTAGGCAAATATGAACTTGGAACACGCAAGCCACGAGCTAGACGATTATTGAAATATTTCAAGTCATCAATCTCACCTAAGTTCTGTCCGCCTGGCAATAAGTCAACACTAGAACCACGACCATCAGCAGTTACCGGAAAGAAGTAATCTTCGTTCATTGATAATGGGTTGTATGTTGCGTCTACAATTGCTTGACCGCCGTACATACTTGGAATTCTTCGTTGGTGAATCTCGTTCTTAATACGCTCAACAAATGCCATAGCCATGTGACTTGGCATGTTACCAACGTCAATTTTAAACACTCTGCGCTCAGGTGCTCGTTGTACACGATAGATAAGAACGGCATCTTCAAGTAATTCTTTTTGTTTATATACTTTAAAGATGTTCTCTAAGATTGATTGACCAAACGGCCAGAATCTATCTAAACCTTCAGTCAAACTCATGTGTACTACATGTTTTGAATCGATGGCTGCTTCATTAAAGCCCAAACTGAATCGTGATCCAGTAGATGCACCACCACTGGGTACTGTATAGCCTCCACCTGCTCCAGTACCTCCACCTACTCCGCCCATACCGGTTGCTGGATTAGCGGCAAAGTCAGTACTTGTCTTTTCAGAAACAACTAAGTTTTCCAAGTTGATATTAATATCTTTGATAACATATTGCTCAGGCTTCTTGCCTTCGCTTTCGTTAACGATAACTTTGATAACTTTAATCATGTCAACCCAATATAGCTTAAAGTTTTCTGGGTCACGAACAAAAACCTGATCCCCATACTTTAAGCAGTTTCTAAAGATTTTAAAGATTCGTGTTTCAAATTCATTCAACTTACACCATTGTTGTAATTGGGTTTTCAATAACTCAATTTCATGCGGTGTAGGATCATCTTTAAAGCTTAGATTGAATGGAGTCTTATTATGTTCGTTTTTCTGAGTACTAAACTCAGCAATAATATCTAAACATGCATTAATTTCAGCATCCACATCCATCATTTCATATTGATTGTATCGTTCAATACGATTTGGGTGACCGGTATATACTTCAGGTAAACGACTACGATAGTTTTTATATCCAAAGTCATCATTGTTCCAG